CCGGGCGCTTCTGCCAAGATAAAAGAGTTCTTCGACCAATTCCAGCAGCTCCCGTCATGGTTCACAAACCTGTGGATCCTTGTCGTGGCGTCAATATATGGTATAAAGGGAACACAAATATTTAAGGGAGGAAAAAAATAATGTTAAAAAATCCAGGTAAAGCAGATCTTAATAAAGATGGCAAACTAACTAGTTATGAAAAAACAAGAGGAAAAGCTATAGAAGCTTCTATGGCAAAACAAGATAAAGGCACTCCGATGAAAGATGAGAAATCAAAATTCATGGGTGGTGGTATAGCTTACGCTGGTGGCGGAAGAGCTATGAAAAGAAAAGGCGGTAAAGTAT